TATTTATATGATAAGTAATAAATTATTTATCAAACAATAAAAATCGATGGCAACTTCAAACAGAGTATTTGTATCACCAGGTGTCTATACATCGGAGAAAGATTTAACTTTTGTTGCACAAAGTATTGGTGTAACAACTTTAGGATTGGTCGGGGAAACTTTGAAAGGACCCGCATTTGAACCAGTTTTAATTAAGGATTTCGATGAATTTAGAGTTTATTTTGGTGGTACTTCAACGTTAAAAGACGGAAACGGAAATCCTAAATATGAATTAGGATATGTGGCAAAATCATATTTGCAAGAATCAAATCAACTTTTCGTTACAAGAATTCTTGGTTTAACAGGATATAAACCATATAGGACATATGGTTTGACTACTTTAGGTGGACTTCAATCAGCAGAAACAGGTGCGACTCCAACTGAAGCATGGGAAAACAGTTTCAACACAAGTACAACAGGTACTACCACACCTACATATACAGGTATTACAGGTTCTACATTTTATTCAACATTATCTGGTAAAACATCAATTGATGGTACAACCATAACTGATTATGTTGTTCAAAACTTTAGTGGTTATACTACTGCAGACCATAATAAATGGTTTGTCATTGGTTTAGTCCCTAGTTCAGGCACAACAAGTCTTAATGCAGATTTGGAACAACCGTCACCATTAACTAGTTTTCTAAATGATGAAAATACAAATGGTAAAGAATGGTATAATGAAATGTTCAGTGCTGACTTGACTAAAGTTTATTCATATTTGTTCATATACAATAGTGGTTCCACAAATTTTACTACTACTAGATATACATATGATGCATCTGTTAATACTGATTATGAGGATATTGTAATTGCTTCATTTAGAACAAGGGGTAGATATGTTAATGAATCTTTAGTTCGTGAAGTAAGTGGTGCAACAAGTGTAAATATTACAGAGATAGATGATATTGAATCGAACCCATTAGGTGAGTTTACAATTAATGTAACGGGTGCCACAGGTGGTGGAAAATCATTCACATGTTCTTTGGATAGTGCATCAAGTAAATTTATTACCAAGGTATTTGGAATAGATGTTTTTGATAGAGATTATTCTGATTTCCCGATTTACGTTCATGAACAATACAGTAATTTACTTAATAACCTATATGATAATGGTTTGATTAGAGGTATTAGTACAACTGTCTCAACGAATACGGATGGTACTGATTTTGTAAGTTCTTGGACAACGTCTAATTCTCCTTACGTAGTATCCGAAGTTAGAGGTAATAAAGTGAACGATTTGTTCCGTTTTGTTACAGTTTCTGATGGTGAATCTTCTAATTATGATGTGAAAATGACAATTCAAAACATCGATTTAGAAAAGAGTGAATTCGATGTGATAGTTCGTGATTTTAACGACACAGACGAAAATATGGTTGTTTTAGAACGTTTCACAAGATGTTCTATGGACCCAAATCTTCCTGGTTATGTTGCTAAAAAAATTGGAACTTCTGATGGTGAATTTGACTTGAGGTCAAAATATATCATGTTAGAAATGGCTGTCAATCATCCTGTAGACGCTGTACCTTCAGGATTTAGAGGTTACCCTTCTAATACCGAATTCGGTGTAAACACATTAGGAACTGTCACTTATAAAAAATCTTACTTATCTGCTGGTGATGTAATCAGGTACTTACCTGACGGAACACCTGTAGTATCTAATGGAGATAAGGTTAAAAAAGTGTCACTTGGTTTTTCAAGTCAAGTTGGATATAGATACGATAGAGATTTGTTGAAATTCAAAGGTGCTAGTGCAACTGGTGTTACACATGGTTTCCATTTATCTACAAACGCATCTACATTAACAGGTAGTACACCAACAGGTTTTGAATTTGAAACCACACCATATGATTTGGAAGGTCCAAATAAAGGTCTTTTAGATAGTATAGCATATAGAAAGTTCACTTTGGTTACTTCAGGTGGTTTTGATGGTTGGGACATTTATAGAAATGTAAGAACTTTTGGAGATAACTATGTGTTCGGTAAAACGTCATATGTTTCTAACCATAGTTCTAATTCCGCAACTAGTGGTGTATTTGATGATACATCAGGTAACTCAGATTATTATTCATACTTACAAGGTATACAAACATTTGCAAATCCTGAAGCAGTTGATATTAATGTTTTTGCTACTCCTGGTATCAATTTCTCAGACCATAATTCATTAACTACTCAAGCAATTGATATGGTTGAATCAGATAGAGCGGATTCCTTGTATATCATATCAAGTAAAAATAGAGAAACTGCATTAGATGTAATTGATGATTTGGATACTGCAGCGTTGGATTCAAACTACTCAGCGACCTACTGGCCGTGGATTCAAATTAGAGACCAAGATAGTTCTAACTTGATATATCTTCCACCTACTTGTGAAGTAGTAAGAAACATCGCATTAACAGATAATGTATCTTATCCATGGTTTGCAGTTGCTGGTTATCAGAGAGGTTTGGTAAATTCAGTAAAAGCATTTAAGAAACTTACATTAGATGAAAGAGATGACTTGTATTTGAATAGAATCAACCCAATCGCAACATTCTCTGATACTGGTACAATTATTTGGGGTAACAAAACTCTTCAAGTAAGAGAATCTGCTTTGGATAGAATAAATGTAAGAAGATTGTTACTAAGAGCAAGAAAACTAATTTCAGCAGTTGCAGTAAGATTGTTGTTCGAACAAAATGATGAACAAGTTAGAAATGAGTTCTTGAGATTAGTTAATCCAATACTTGAAGCGATTAAGAAAGAAAGAGGATTGACCGACTTTAGGGTATCTGTCTCAAATGACCCCGAAGATATTGATGCGAACACTTTGAGAGGTAAAATATATATTAAACCTACTAGAAGTTTGGAGTATATAGACGTAGAATTTATCATCACACCAACAGGTGCATCATTCGAAAATATCTAATACAATTGATATAAAATTAAAAAAAGGGAGGTATACCTCCCTTTTTTTATGTTCCATGTGGAACAATAACAAAAAAACAATTATATTATTTCACCCAGTATACTAGTACTAGTATTTTATTATTTATATCTAGTTATTATTTTAATAATTAAATTAGTACTAGTTTAGTTGCTATATATACTGGGTAGTAAAAAACTACGAAAAAAAAATGACATTATCAAGTTATTGAAGAAATAATTTATTTTTTTTCAACTATGACATATTTATAATAAACAAATAAATAAGAAAAATTAAAGTTTAAGAATATGGCCGATTTACTAATGAAGATGCCGATACCGTATGAGCCTAAAAGGAAAAATAGATTTATTTTAAGATTTCCCTCATCTTTAGGTATCAATGAGTGGTATGTGTTTTCAACATCAAGACCAAGTGCTAAAATTAAGGATGTTGAGATTCCTTTTTTAAATACATCAACCTATGTTGCTGGTAGATTCACATGGGACCCTATTAAGGTTCAATTTAAAGACCCAATAGGACCTTCTGCGTCACAAGCACTCATGGAATGGTTTCGTCTCCATGCAGAGTCTGTAACAGGTCGTATGGGTTACGCAGCGGGGTACAAGAAAGATGTTGAACTTGAAATGCTGGACCCGACTGGTGTAGTGGTTGAAAAATGGATTCTTCAAGGTTGTTTCTTAACTGATTTGAATTTCGGTGATTTGAACTATAGTCAAGATGAATTGGCGACCATAGACGCAACTCTTAGAATGGACCGTTGCATACAGGTATACTGATATTTTAATATTATTATATAGAGGTCTCGGAAACGAGACCTTTACTTTTTATATTAGTTTTTTTAAATTAATCTAATTATAATAAAATAATTATGGAAGAATTTAGAGTTGACCCAAATATTGCGTATGATGTTGTTGAATTACCAAGTAGAGGGGTTCATTATAAAAATAATAAGAAATCAGTAAGGGTAGCATATTTAACAGCATCCGATGAAAATATTTTATCATCACCAAATATTATTCAATCTAATACTCTTATCGATGAATTGTTGAAAAGGAAAATATTAGATAGAGATATTCAAGTTGAAGAAATTGTTGAAGAAGATAGACAATTTCTTAGAAATACTTCTTTTGGAAGTGAATATAATATTAGATTGGTAGACCCTAAAACAAATGAAGAATTTGTTGTTACTGAAGATTTGGGTAGTTTGTCATTCAAAGAGTTCAATTTAACCCCCGATGTAAATGGTGAATACAAATTTGTCATGCCGAAATCTAATATTGATGTAACTTTCAAATTTCTCACAAGAAAACAAGAAATGGAGATTGAAGAAATGTCTAAAAATTGGAATGGTATAGATGTTGCTCCTGTTGTAACAAAAAGACTTGAGATGATGATTCAAACGGTTGCGGGAGTGAGAGACCAAATGAACACAAGAAATTTTGTATTAAACCTACCAATAAAAGATTC